ATGAACTAAATGCCAAGAAAGAGCAATACGGCATTACCGAATAAATGTTAAAAATGATAGCAGGTGGTTACAGATTGTAACCATTTGCTATTTTTACCCCATCAATCAATAACAACATGAACAATACACTATTTAGAGCATCGCAGCTGGGTAAGCTTATGACCGATGCAAGAACCAAAACAGGTTTATCCGAAACGACTAAAAGCGCATTGCTTGAAGTCTATGTGCAACAGAAGTACAACCGGTACAAAGAAATCAGCAACAAGTACATTGAGAAAGGTTTGGCTGTTGAGAATGATGCTATCGACACTAATGATTTCATCAAAGGCACGCCCGATTTGCTTATCAAAGATGAAGCAGGTGCAGTAATCAATGTGCCCGATATTAAATCAAGTTGGGACATCCATACTTTCATGGATGCTAAGACAAACGATATCAGCAAAGACTACTACTGGCAAGGTCAAGCCTACTGCTGGTTAACAGGAGCACCACGTGCAACGTTCTGCTACGTGTTAGTTAGCGCACCTATCGAAATGATTAATGACGAAAAGTACAGACTATCGCGCAGACTTAATCTTATTGATCCACAGGGCGACCCTACTTTCATAAAGAAAGCAAAGAGCATCGAGCGCAACATGATTTACGACATGCCACGTTTCCTTCGCGAATACCCGGATGCTAACCTTGAAACACCACAGGACGAATGGGCATTTGACATTCCCATCGCAGAACGCATCCATGAAAAGGTTGTGGAATTCGATGCAGAAGCTATCGCAAAGCTTCAGGAACGTGTACCAATGTGGCGTGAATACCTTAATACTTTAGCACTATGAGACATCAATGGAGTAACGCGCATGGGTTAGAATACAATCCTAATGAAGCCAAATCGGTATGCGAAAAGTGCGGACTGGTAAGATTACGAATGAGCAATTTAAAGTCACAAGAAAACATCGCATACTATCATCCTACACTACCAACATTAACAACATACAAAGCACCTAAATGCAAAACATTATGAGTAAAGAAACAGCACTACAAATAGCAATGAGAATAACGCAGCGATATGCTAACTCATTATTTGATGAACACACCGCACGTGGTCGGCAGTTTATGCAGGAAATGTCTGAGTGTTTAGAAGAGGAACGTAAACAGATTATGGCTGCATTTGATGAAGAAAAAATTAAATGGGTAACAAAGATTCACGATGATGGTAGGATGTCATTATCAAATGAAATTGCATATACAAATGGCGAAGCATACTACAACGAAACATACAGAGGTGACAAATGATAGACAGCTTTTTAACCTATGTAGTTCCTCAGTTCTGCGTGATTATGGCAATAATTTTATTATACGTAATTGTCAAAGAAGTAGAAAAAACCAATAAAAAAGGAGGTGAGCAATGAACGCACTCTGCACAATTATCATTTGGTGTGGGATGCATTACGCAACACCTGCATGGATGAAAAAGCAGATACCTGCATGGATGTGGTCACGCTATGAAATACATATTATTCCATACGGCACTAACTTATCCAGCATCACAGATATCAATCCAAAGACTACCGCACTAATTGGTTTTAGTGCTGGTGGTTTGGATGTGCTGCGTAACTATTCGCAAGATTATGCACTAGTTGTTTTGCTTGATCCATCCACTAAACTTCACTATGTAAAAACTGACTATGGTAATAACACATATATGTTTTACAACGAAGCCAACTGGGGAAGAACTAACCGAAGCATGGTAGAAGTAGCTGACCGCATAAATGCCACAGGTGGGAAAGCCGAAAGCATAAACCTACAGCATAAACAAATACCCGGTTATTTTTTTAGCATATTCAAATCCGATGACAACTGAACAACTCAAAGACCACGTGCGCAATTCGATGCAGCACTACTACAATAAAGAGCAAGTTATTCAATTACTAAACAAACTAAAAGATGAAAGCAAAGGAAAAGGCATGGCAACTGTACTCGAACTATTTTGATATAGTCGAAGCTGGTGACCAGCATGGAGATTTAGCACTAATGCACATGCGTGCTATTAACGCTGCGCTGTATTGCATAGATGAAGCATTGACAAATGCACCTGATGACATCGTAAACGACTTTGAAGGCACTGGCGAATTCTACAGCGTCAAAGCATACTACCACCACGTTAAAAACGAAATACTAAAAATGAATGGGAGCAAAGAAGATGCGCTCAATAGACGAGCTGAGACTAGAGCGAACTAACCTACTGCAGATGTACGTTGCAGCTAAAACAACGTATCTTAAAAACAACCTGAATCACAAAATCAAATCAGTCAACAAAGAACTGTATACATTAACTAAAGAAGTAAAATATCTATGAGTGAGAAAAAAGAAACGGCAATGCGTAGACTAAGCAAAGCACTACGCAAACGCTTTCAAGGTTCATCCGTAAACATATCATGGATAGAACTAGATGCCTTTATGATGAAGGCGCAAACGTGGGAAATGACAAACATCATGGATTCCTACAATGAAGGATATACAGACTGCAAAGCAGGATTACAAAACAGAACTGAAATCGAAATAGATGAAAGCAACACTAACGTTTAATCTGCCCGAAGAAGCAGTAGAATACGAATACACTTTGAACGCTGCCCGGTATAAGGATGCACTTAGCGATATCATGACCTTGATGCGTAAAAAGGATAAGTGGAATAACTACGATGGCATGACAGCAGAAGTGATTGCTGAACTATACGATGAAATGTGCGAAATCGTAGAAGGTTTGGAAATACATTGATGTCACAAATCTTCTAATTATTGTGACACTTTGCGATAGCCTTGCTTCCAAAGAAACCTGCCCAGTGCTTCGCCTTCAGCATCCACCTTTTCTTCGCTCCATTCCGGCTGAATGTGATGCAAGTATTCATGCACCAAAACAATTAGATAGCGCATAGGTGGCAACGTTGGATCTATCTCTATCAGGTTATCACAATACAAGCCATCTGCACGCTCCCTGCCTAACCTGCGATGAATAACTTTTGGATGTGGCTTGCGTTTCATATTATCTTTGTAGCAGTTAGTGTGTAACTCTGCTAATTTGTTTTTGTTATTGATCAACTAGCCCCTGCAACGGTAGGGGCTTTTTGATTATCGAATCTTACCATTAACAATGCGATAGTTACTCACTTCAAATTCGCCTGAATCTAATACTTTGACATGTGCAAATCCATGATGGTGCTTATTGATGGGCATGTAATCGGGATGCAACTCACACAAACATGCCACGCTCCAGCACGTTGTTATCTTACCATTGATGTTTGGTTCTGTATGCTCGCTTGCCTGGTGGTGATGTCCACACAATGCACTGTCTTTTGCACGTAAGAATAGACCGCGTGCGATGTTTACAGGACTGAATACCGATGCGCCTAGCTCATGACCATGCAGAATAGTAAGCTTCCCAGCATGAATAATCTGTTTATCGGGAATAAATGTGATATTTTGTTTATCTAGATGCATCAATGATTCAAAATTGAATTCATCCATGCCTAATAAATCAGGTGCATTGCGCATGATGTAGTGGTCATAGCGCACATCATGGTTACCACACTTGTAATAGATAGCAGCGTTAGGGAATAGCTTGCGCAAAGTCGCTAAGAATTGACGCGTCATTAGCACTTCATGTCCAAAATTGCGCTTGCGTGGATCCTTTTCAAAACGGCTAATAGCGTAGAAGTCTATTATGTCACCATTGAGCAGAATAGTATTGACATCGTTGTCAAGTCCATACTTTAATGCCAGCGTTAATGCCTGTATGTTGTGATACGGCACGTGAATATCCGATAGCAGAAGTATATTGTTGTGATTAGTCGGAAGCTTGAAAGGTTTGTAGTTGGCTTCCTGTGATGGTGGCAGGTCTAAAGGATTGGCTTCTTCAGGCACTAGCTCATTCATCATGTTGGTGAAGTCGCCTAAATGATTGTCTAGCTTTTGCAGTTGGCTAACTGGCTTTGCTTTACTTTTTTCTTTATTATCTAACCACCTACGATAGGTTTTATCTAATGAATCGACGGTAATATCAAGACCATACTTTTTGATTAGTTCGCGAATACGTGGTATAACTTTACCTGTCCCATCATGTAATTCACGATGTAGCTTTTCACGATCTAATGTTTGCATAGGCGTTATTTTGTACCCCTGATAAACCCGGCTAACTCCGCAAGATTATTGCTAATGGTTAAGTTCTGCGAAGCAATTACATCAATCTTCTTTTCAAGTTTATCAATGGCTTTGTTTTGTTCTTCTTTCATGATGTTTAACTTATCATTGAATTCTTCTTTGGTGTCTTTAATCGATTCGGCTAGCATTGTTACTTCTCTTTTGTGATAAGATTCCACAGTCTTCAGTGATGCAGAAACTTTCACCACATCCCTTTTCAATGCATAGTACAATCCAGTAAGCGATACCGCACCACCAATAATTGTTATTAAATCTCTAGGCTGAAACTCCATAGCTATAGTATTGCAAAATATATAGTAGAAAAAGTGAGTCCTGTGATACCTAATGTTAGTGCTGTGTTGGAAATTATTAACCGTCTGTTCCTTTTCTTCAACTGACCTATCTCATTATCCTTCTCAACAGCTATAGCCTTTTCAATACTTTGCTTATTCTCGTAGATAGCAGCTAATGTTTCATAACTGCTCGCTTGAATGCCTGTTATCTTTGCGTAATATGTAGTCTTCAGCCGTTCAAGCTGGTACAAGCTATCAATTTCCTGCGCAGTTTGATACCAATACAACATGCTATTGTAATTGAGACTGAAAAGCTGCTGATCGTAGGTTGTAAGTTCGGGTGTAAAATCCTGCTTTAAGTAGGCTGTCCGATTTTTTGAGTGTTGTGCGGAACTGATTAGTGGCATTAGCAGGAGAAGCAGAAAGAATGTTATAGGTTTCATTGCGATAAATTTCATTAGTGATTTCTTGGCGTTGAACAATGGTATCTTGATGCACTTGCAGACTGTCTATCTTTAGAAATAGACTATCCGTTTTGGCGTTATTAGCTTCAATGATTTTGTATAGCGAATCATTCACATCCTGTAACCTTTTTATAGCTGGATTTGTTACGGGCTTATTGCACGTACGCACGCTGAATATAGTGGCTAGTGCAAGTATTGCACAAGCCAGTCCGATTGCTAGCTTTGTGTTTTTCCCCATCGCGTAATGTGTAGATTTTTAGTTAGTGGGCGAATCTTGTAATATACGCCATCGCGTGAACGTGAATCGCGCATGCCCTGATCATTGGTATTACCTTCAATCGTACGCACCGAATACTTGCCTACCCTGTCCACGATACCAGTGTGACCTATACCCTTGAATCTTTTCCGCTTGAATTCGGAATAAGTCAAAGTCATTACTAGCACATCCTTATCACTGTACGATTGTTTGAATTTGCCATCGGTAAAAATTACATCGCGCTGGTTATAGGCAGTAGGTGACCAGCCTGTGATTGTATTGGGCACACCACACTCATTGAGCATAGCCATAACAAAGAATGAGCACCATGCGTAACCGGGCAACCAACCTTCCTGCCGCATCAATACCTGCAAAGCAGCATCGTTAAATCCTTTGTTGTTACCGCCTTTCTCTTTAACGCCTACAAATGATGAAGCCGTTACCCTTACGCAGTAGCCGTCATCAGCATGCGTACAATAAACAGGAATGCAGCAAAGTAGAATGCATAAAGCAACAGATATAAAACAACTTTTTGCCATGTGGTAAGGTAGGTGTTTATTTCATAGTTGATTTCACGATCGTACACAGCACGCTGTAGTGCCTTAAAATTGAAACGAATTCCCAAGAAGGTAACGAAGTTAGCAAACACCATGATGAGTGAAGCCAGCACGATGTATTGCACGTATTCGGTAGATATCAAAGCATCACCAAAGTATTCTGCACTGAGTGTACCTGCAATGATGAACAGCGCAAACGCTATCGGAATAGACCACAGCCCATCGAATAGCTGAAAGTAATAGCGAATGGACTTGTAAGTAACACTTGCAGGTTGCTCACTTTTTGGTTTTGTCTGCTTCTTTGCTGACATTGGCTCTAAGTTTTAGTGATAGTTCACGCTCATACTTGCGTAAACGTTCAGTGTATTCTTGCTTCAGTGTTTTTTTATCACTCATGGTATACGGTTAATGATATTACGTGAGTAAGTAGGGCGAAAGCTTGTAGCAGTATTGCCTGTGCTGAACTGATAGTTGAGTGTGTTAGTGACATCCGTACGTGGTGACCGATCAGGCCATTGCGCAGTTGAGTATTCAGGGAACAAACTGCTATTAGCACACAAGTAATCGACTAGCAAAGTGGTGTAGTGCTCTGCATTTTGGCGTGCCCGGTCAATCATATCCTTCATGACCACATCCGAAACAGGCACAGTGTCTTCACTTTGACGCTGAACTAGCGTGCCATTGTCCATGCGATAGCACAGGTTGGGCGTTACATCCACCATAACCCACCACAGCAGCATCTTTTGGATGTAGTCTTCTAATAGAATTTCGTAGTTACCGCTAATGGTGTTTGCAGCTACATCCGCTTTTATCTTATTTAGCAGGTCAGTTCCCAAAAAGGGAAGCAGCCATTTGTCCTGTGCTAAATAGATGGATGGATAAAGCAAGTTAGGATCTAAACTGCCATTGACAGTTGTGTACTTCTTGACGTAGTTTTCTGATATTAGTAATACTTCAGCCATAATTGTAATTATTGATTGCCGTAAATAGGATTGGTTGGTAGGAAGCCGTTGTATGGCATGTCTTCAGGAAGCTTTGCAACTAAAGAATTATTGCGCACTTTATATCCCATGCGCTCAGCCATGCTTACTGCTATTCTTGATGCATCAGGATCATTAGGATTGATTTTAGCACCATTGGAATCTACATACACGCGCTTTTCCCAAAAGTGCTTGCAGTTTCCACCGCCCTTGTAGAACCAAATATCGTAAGTGTCTGCACCTTCAGGTCCCCATCCTGGATTAACTGCGACATTTTCCATCGCTACTATATCTTCTTTGCGATATAGCTTGCCTGCTTCTATCATTTTCTTACAGAATGGGCGCATATTAGGATGGCTAAAACTACCTGCGTAAACGTAACGAGTAATAAAGTATTTGCCATCGATAATAGCATCTTGCTCACTCTTAGCAGCTGGTCTAGCAGCACCTGTACGCACCGAAAACTCATGTTCAATTTCTTCATCTGCGTTATAGCTGTCTATCAATATCCAATCCTCACTTGCATCTTCGCCTAATGCGATAAGCGCATCACCTGCTGTGCTGTCATCTACTTTTTTTTTTTCGAAAGCGGATTGTATCACTTCCGTAGGTTGCAAACTACCCGGCATTACATCCGCGAAGATTGCATCGATAGTAGCAGATGGTAATGTTGGGAAGGCTGTCTGTACGATTGCCTTTGCGCTGGTCATAGGAATAGCACCTGCAACGCTTTGCATTACTATATCCATGAGTGATTTGATTTGTGCACTATCAAAGGCAGTCGCAGCTACATCCTTACTTCCACCTGTTGCATCCACAACTGCTTCCGCCTGCTCAACTGCAAGTGGTGTGTTCGGCACAATTTCAAAGTTTACACCTGGCAACTGATTGCTCAACAATTCTTCGATGCTGGTATTAATTTTTTCCTGATATGGCTCAATCACTTGCTTGTTGAATATCTCTAAGCCCGTAGCCATTTCATCTTTGTTGCTACCAAAGCCCGATGTTTCGCGAATACCAAACAACAGTGGCGTAGTAACACGATGCGCAGTGATAATCTTTTGCGTAGCAGTAGTATCCATCAACTGGTACTGCTTATCTGCATCGTTAACCGGGAATGGTGTTATTTCAGTCTTTGGCTGGTCACGTTCGTTAAAGAACATAACTACCTTTCCTGCGTTGCGAGCACCACTCATTTTGTTTTCCCAGTCCATCATCATCTGCTGCTTCTGTTCAGGTGTTGCCTGCCCGTTGTAGAAGTTAATGATAGTAGAAGGAAAAAGACCGTTTGATATTTGGTTGATGTGGAATATCGAAATCTGCTTGTCTAACTCGATGTAGTTAATCGCGCTCCAATAGTCAGGGCGTGGATAGACATCGCTGCCTGTATAGGTAAAGCACCAATAAATTTGACGTGGCTCTTGCTCACGTGTCAAATAGTTGTATTTGGGTATGAATTCGGGTGTGTTCTTTTTCTTGCGTGTA